CAACCTATACTAAGAATAGAACAAGCGGATGATGAGGAAGAAGAATTTTCAGATAACTTAGCTGACGAGATTCATCCAAATGAATTACAAAAACTAGCCAGTGATTTGATTGGTGAGTTTGAATCTGATTTGTCTGCACGTAAAGACTGGATACAAACATACGTTGATGGCTTAGAGTTATTAGGTATGAAGATTGAAGACAGAGCTGAACCGTGGGAAGGCGCATGCGGTGTGTATCACCCGCTATTGTCAGAGTCCCTAGTTAAGTTCCAGGCTGAGACCATGATGGAAACTATGCCAGCGGCTGGTCCCGTTAAGACTCAGATTATTGGCAAAGAAACAACAGAGAAAAAAGAAGCGGCGGTTCGTGTTCAAGATGACATGAACTATCAGATTATGGATGTGATGAAAGAGTACCGTCCAGAGCATGAGCGCATGTTATGGGGCTTAGGCTTATCAGGTAATGCGTTCAAGAAAGTTTACTACGACCCGTATTTAGGTCGTCAAGTATCTATGTATATTCCGGCTGAAGATGTAGTGGTACCTTATGGTGCTTCAAGTCTTGAGTCAGCGGAGCGTGTAACTCACGTGATGCGTAAGACAGAAAACGAGATTAAGCGTCTGCAATATGAAGGCTTCTACCGTGACGTAGACCTTGGTGAGCCGACCCAAGTAATGGATGAAGTTGAGAAGAGCATCGCTGAAAAGATGGGCTTCCGTGCTACATCAGATGGGCGCTTTAAATTACTTGAGATGCATGTGGAGTTAGACCTCCCAGGCTACGAAGATAAAGATGAAGATGGTGAGCCGACAGGTATTGCCCTTCCATATGTAGTTACTTTAGAAAAAGGCACTAGCGAGATTCTAGCTATTCGCCGCAACTGGGAGCCAGATGATGATAGCCATCAGAAACGTCAACACTTCGTTCATTACCCGTATATCCCTGGTTTTGGTTTCTACGCGTTTGGCCTTATCCATCTTATTGGTGCTTTTGCTAAGTCTGGTACTTCTATCATTCGTCAGCTTGTCGACGCTGGTACATTATCTAATCTGCCAGGCGGTTTCAAAACTCGCGGGCTGCGTATCAAAGGTGACGACACCCCAGTAAGTCCTGGTGAGTTCCGTGACGTAGACGTTCCAAGCGGCACAATGCGTGACAACATCTTACCTCTTCCATACAAAGAGCCTTCTCAAGTTCTGTATTCATTACTAGGAACTATCGTAGAAGAAGGACGTAGATTTGCTGGAGCAGCCGATATTCAAGTTTCTGACATGGGTGCAAACGCTCCTGTGGGAACTACTCTAGCTATCCTAGAGAGAACCTTGAAGACTATGAGTGCTGTTCAGGCTCGTATCCACTACAGCATGAAGCAAGAGTTCCGTCTGTTAAAACGCATTATTGCTGACTATGCGCCAGAAAACTATTCATATGACCCAGAAGAAGGTAGCAGAAAAGCTCGTCGCTCAGACTATGAGTTAGTAGATGTTATTCCTGTATCTGACCCAAATGCATCAACAATGGCTCAAAAAGTTGTTCAATATCAAGCGGCTTTACAGTTAGCTGGAACAGCTCCACAGTTATACGACTTACCTTTACTACACAGAGACATGCTTGAAGTTCTAGGTATTAAGAACTACCAGAAGCTTGTTCCGATGGAAAATGATATGAAACCTCGTGACCCAGTCACAGAGAATCAAAATCTTCTTAAGAGCAAACCTGTTAAAGCGTTTTTATACCAAGACCATAAGGCTCATATTGCAGTTCATATGGCTGCGGCACAAGACCCACAGATTCAACAGCTAGTAGGTCAAAACCCACAGATGGCGCAAGCTATCCAAGCGGCTATGTCAGCCCACATTGCAGAGCATTTGGGGTATGAGTATCGCAAACAAATTGAGGCAACTATGGAAGCAGAACTCCCACGCTACGGTGAGAACGACGAAGATAATAGCGTTGGTATCCCAGAGTCTATGGAAGTACAAGTTTCCCAGATGGCTGCTCAAGCTGCACAACAGCTACTACAGCAACATCAACAGGAATCACAAGCAGCAAAAGCCCAGCAGCAAGCGCAAGACCCACTCATTCAGATGCAACAGCAAGAATTGCAGCTTAAGGCTCAGGACTTGCAACGCAAAGCAGCGAAGGACCAGTCCGACGCTATGCTTAAGCAGCAACAGATTGAAGTGGAAAGACAGCGTATTGCAGCGCAACAAGAGAATGCAGGAGCTCAACTGGCAGTTAAAGCCTCTATGGAACAACGACGCATGTCGGCTGACCAAGAGTCACAAGGCTTTAAAGCTGGTATGGACACTATGAGACAAATGCAGGCTCTACGCCAAAATAAACCTAAAAAGGACAATAAATGACCGGACTAGAACTCCTGATTAAACAGGTGGACGAAAAGGTAGAACAACTCAAAGAAGCTTTGGCAACAGGAAGTGCTAAGGACTACGAAGAGTACAGAGCAATATGTGGTGAGATAAAAGGTCTTCTCACCATGAAGATGTTTACCAAAGACCTACAACAACGTATGGAGAACTCTGATGAGTGAAATAGATTTAAGCCAGGCGGTAGATTTATCTGCCTTAATGGACAAATCACAGGATGAAAAGGCTAAGCAGTTGCCTCAACCATCAGGATACCGCATATTATGTGCCATTCCTGAACAAGAAACAGAGTATGACAGCGGTCTTATTAAAGCTGACGAAACTATGCGATATGAAGAAGTATTGACTACAGTTCTATTTGTGGTTGATATGGGCCCTGATTGCTATAAGGACGAGAAACGTTTTCCGACGGGTCCTTGGTGCAAGCAAGGTGACTTTGTATTGGTTAGACCAAACGCTGGAACACGACTAGTAATTCATGGCCGTGAGTTCAGAATCATTAATGACGACTCAGTCGAGGGCGTAGTCCAAGACCCGCGCGGCATTAAACGCAAATAGGAGTAACAAATGGCACAATTTAAAGATGATGAATTTAAGTTTCCAGACGAGATAGATAACGAACCAACTACTATCGACCTGGACGCTGGTGACGATGTCACTATAGAGATTGAGGACGATACTCCTCCGGAAGACCGTAATGTAGAGCCTTTACCCGACGATATGAAGCAGGAGCTTGAATCTGCGGATGAAGACGAGGACTACTCACAAAAGGTAAAGAAGAAATTTACCCAGTATAAGAAGGCTTGGCATGATGAACGTCGTGCAAAAGAAGCCGCTTTCCGTGAGCAGCAAGAAGCTTTAACCATGGCTCAGAAGATACTAGACGAGAATAAACGTCTAAAAGAAGTGCTTCATAGCGGTGAAAAAGAGCTTATTTCTACGTACCAATCTTCAGCAGAGATGGAGTTAGCTCAAGCTACTCGTAGCTATAAAGATGCATATGACAGTGGAGAATCTGACAAGTTAGCCGATGCCCAACAAGAAATGATGCGAGCACAAATTAAACTTGATAAAGCAAAAAACTTTAAACCTACTGTACAATTTGCTGAAAATGATGTACAAATACAAGTAAGGCAGCCACAAGCTGCCCAACAGATGGATTCAAAGGTTGCAGAATGGGTGTCCAGAAACTCCTGGTATGTTGACCCTGAGAAGAAATCAATGAGTAAATACGCAGTATTTATTCACGAAGAATTGGAAGATAAGTTTGGTAAAGGGTTTGTCGGTACTGACGAATACTTTAAACGGATTGACCAAGAAGTTCAACGTAGATTCCCAGAAGAATTTACGAGCGAGCAAACAAACGATGAACCTAAAGTTCAACGTACAAAACCAAGCACGGTGGTCGCTTCGGCGAGACGTAGTACAGGACCTAAAAAAATTGTACTAACGAAAACACAAGTTGCTTTAGCCAAGAAATTTGGCCTAACTCCTGAGCAATATGCTAAGGAACAATTAAAATTGGAGGCTAATTAAAATGGCTGAAAACAGATTAAAAAGAGAACTCGATAACCGAACACAAGCTGAGCGCCCTAAGCAGTGGGCACCAGCAAGCTTATTGCCTGAACCAGACAAAGAGCCGGGTTTCGTGTACAGATGGATTCGTGTTTCTTCAATGAACGCTGCTGACCCTCGTAACCTTTCTAAAGCGTTGCAAGAGGGCTGGGAAGCTGTTAGAGCTGAAGAACAACCAGGTTTACAACTGCTAGCTGACCCTAATAGTCGTTATAAAGACAACATTGAGGTTGGTGGTTTATTGCTTTGCAAGACTCCAGTTGAGTTTAAAGAACAGCGTGATGCTCACTTCCAGCGTCAAACTGATTCTCAAATGAGAGCTGTAGACAATACTCTTATGCGCCAGAGCGACGCTCGTATGCCTATCTTTAGTGAGAGAAAGTCTACGACTACCTTT